GTAATGTGTGGAGATAGTACAAAAGAATCTGATGTATCTATTTTGATGAATGGTAATAAAGCGGATATGGTTTTTACCGACCCGCCTTATGGGGAGGCATACACAGGTGGGCAATTTTACTCAGGTAAACCAAGCCCTAACCGAAGGGATGAGATACAAAACGATAGAAATTTAATATATGAAGAAAGTATCTCTAATATTGTTAAACATTCGAGGGGGGGAGCGTTTTATATATTCTATAGTTCAAGATTTACGCTTGAAGTATTACAACAACTAAAAAGTGCGAATTTAGAGCAACGCTCAATTATAGTGTGGGAAAAATTAAAAACAGGGTATGGAGATTTAAACAGCCATTACAAAACCAATTATGAGCCATTGTTTTACGGTGTTATTAAGGGTAAAGGTGCAAATTGGGTTGGTGATACAACTCAAACCACAACATGGAAATTTGATAAACCAAAACATAACGATTTACACCCGACAATGAAACCGATTGAATTAATTGTTAAGGCACTTCATAATTCGAGTAAAAGCGAAGATATTATTGTAGACCCCTTTCTCGGCTCAGGCTCAACACTCATAGCAGCCGAAACGACTAAAAGAATTTGCTACGGTATGGAGATAGACCAACACTATAGCGATGTAATTCTTAGACGGTATAAAAAGACTTTTCCGAATGCACAATTCAAATGTTTGACCCGTAACGATTTCCCTTTTGAAGAGTTATTCAATGCCTAACGAACCACGCAAAGCAGGGCGACCACGCAAAGAAATAGATTACAAAGTCTTTGAGAATCTTTGCTTTCTGCAATGCACAAAGTCGGAAATTTGCAGTGCTTTAGGGATTGATAATAACACTCTCGATAGGCGATTGAAAGAACATTACAAAGACGATTTTTCCAACATATATAAAAAGTACTCCGAGAATGGAAAAATCAGCCTTCGCAGAATCCTTCACGAACACGCAAAAAAGAATCCCGCCACGGCTATTTTCTTGAGTAAAAACTTGCTCGGTTACAAAGACCAGCCCGATGCTGCAACCGATACAGTCGATAAGATTGTTTTCAAACTCCCTGACGAAAAGACGGATAAATGAACGCCGTTTCAATAACTTACGAGCCTCTGGATTACTTGAGTACCTTTCACGAGGACAGGTACAAATTTACCAACAGAGCAATTATTACGGGTTACGGTGGCGGTAAGACTTATGCTATTTGTATGGAGAATTTGATTGTAAGCTGCGAAAACAAAGGCGTTCCGAATGTGATTATCGAACCGACTTTCCAAATGGTGAAAGACATTCTTGAACCGACACTCATTGACATTCTTGACGAAAACAATTTACCGTATGTTTATAACAAATCCGATAAGTCGTTTTACTTTCCGAAGTGGAACGGGTATATCTGGTTACGCTCAGGTGATAAGCCCGAAAAGCTAAAGGGAATGAATGCAGGTCTCGTAACTATTGACGAACCGTTTATTCAGGACGAAAACACTTACAAGGTTGCGATAAGTCGAAGCAGACACCCAAAAGCACGGGTAAAGGGAATTATCCTCTCAGGGACGCCCGAAACTCTTAATTGGGGGTATGATTTAATCAATGATGACAAAGAGCACTTCAAAGTATACCGAGGGACGACCTACGATAATTTTCACATTGAACAATCATACATAAACAGGCTCAAAGCAAGTTACGGCGAAAAGGAAATACAAGCCTACATTTACGGGCAATTTGTCGATATGACTTCGGGACTTTGTTACTACTCATTTTCACCGACAAACATTATTCCGAATTATACACCATACCCCGGCAAACCGATTGAAGTATCATGCGATTTCAACATTGATATTATGTGCTGGAACCTGGGTCAGGAATTAAACGGTATTGATTACACTTTTGATTTTGTCGAAATGACCGGCACGGCAAAGACCGAGGTAATGTGCACGCTCCTGAAACAGAAACTATATTCAGACTACAACCATACAGGGGAAGTAATTTTCTACGCCGATATTGCAGGCTCAGCGAACCGACCCGAGGCAGCATATACAAACATTGAGATAATCAGGCAGCACTTCCCGAACAGCAGGATCGAGACCCGTCACATAATGAACATAGGCGACAGGATTTCAGCGACAAACGCAAGGCTAAAAGATGCAAACGGTAATATGAAAGCATTCGTTACCGAGAAATGCAAACGGCTGATTAACGATTACAAGCGGGTGAATTGGGATCACTTTTTTAAGAAAGGTTCAGCGGGCGACCTGACACACACAAGCGACGGTGAGAGCTATAAATTTTATGCCAAATACCCTCTCATAGGGAAAATGGATATTACAAGACGAAACATAAGGTAATACAATGCAAGAGATTACTCAAAGCGTAATAAACAGTTTAGTGATGGCGTTCGCAAATATGAAACTCGAATCAGAGGACACACGGATAAGAATTTATAAAGACTTCACGGCTCTGTATGATCAGGATTACCCCGAAGTTTGCCGGATTCTTTACAACTTCTACCTCGATAAACCGTTTTCAGCCGACACCCTCGACAGGATGCCAATCCATTATGATGACATTATCGAGAAAGTCATTCAGCGAAAGACAGCAGGGCTAATCTCGAAACAGCCCTCAATCGAGTTAGTGAAGGAAACCGAAGCCGACACGAAAGAACTATTCGACCTGAAAACATTCCTCGAAGAAACGAACTTCTTTGAAGTCATTCAGGATACTCTCCAAAAGGCTGAATATTACAACACGGTTATTCTGCAGCCCGTTTACCGAGAGGGACGGATTCAGATCGATGTAATTACTCCAGATGAATGTATCGTTCGGACAGCAAAAGACTACCTGCGAATCAAAGAAATATCTGTTGCAAGGACAGACGAAAACGGGGAAATATATGCGAGTTACTGGGATAAGGAAAACCACTACATAATTAGGAATGACGGCGAACCCGAAGCGCCCGAAGATAACCCCAATATGATTAATCCGTACGGATTACTCCCGTTTGTAGTCTTTCGCAGACGGACAGGAAAAGACTTTTGGGGCGAGCCAAATTGGGCTTTATTCCATGAGGAACTTTCTTATTTGATGTCAAAGAACGATACTCTAATGGGAGAGTATTACCAAAAATTCCCTCTTGTGTTCGGGGTTAATTACGAACTCGGGAATAATGTCAAGTTTACACCTGGCGAGTTTATCAATGTCAGCAATGTCAGCAGCAACATTCAGAGCCCGCCGAATATCCAGACGCTTAATTACGGTACGGACTGGGCAAACATTCGGGAGAATGCAAAAGCACGGTTGCAGCAGTTTTACATTAATCAGGGTCTGCCCGCAAGTTCTTTCAGCAGCGATAAACAAAGTTTGTCAGGGGATGCAAAGGAAATGGATGAGAAAGAACTTGAGGAATCACGGGACAGGAAACGGGCTTCAATCCTGAAAATGGTAAAGGAGTTATTGGATATTACCCGAACAGTATGGAACTATCACAAGGAAGGTGAAGACCTTCCAGAGAACGGTTATAAATTCAAAGTTCAGCTTAACGACCAGAATATAACAAAATCTCCTGCCGACATAAAAGCCGAGAGAGAGATGCAAAAGGCTTACGGGATTGCGGACGAAATAGACTTCATTATGGCAGATTTAGAACTTACCGAAGAGGAAGCAATCGAACACTTCAAAAAGCGTAAAGAGCGAATGAACCTGATTACGGCAGGAACAACACAGCCCGTTAAGAGATTCAAGAGCATTCTCGATTTTGTGAATGAAACACCCGATAATGAACAAAATGAGCAAGTGAATGAAACGATATGAGTTAGGCAATAGCGTTCTGATTAATTCCGATAACATGGAAGTATTAAAATCCCTTCCCGATAATTCAATCGATTCAGTTGTTACGGATCCGCCTTATGGAATTTCATTTATGGCGAAAAAGTGGGATTACGATGTTCCCTCTGTTGAATTATGGAAAGAAGTTCTTAGAGTATTAAAACCCGGTGGACATATCTTAGTAGCCTGCGGAACCCGAACTCAACATAGAATGGTGGTAAATATTGAAGATGCAGGCTTTGAAATCAGGGATGTAATTAGTTGGGTGTATGGTTCAGGATTTCCGAAATCGCTTAATATAGGTAAAGCCATTGATAAGATTCAGGGGAATGAGAGGGAAATAGTAGGCACTAAAATATTAGGTGGGATCAAAAGAGCAAGACCCGATAATGCGGTCGGTTATTCAAACCCTTATACAAGTGGGCAATCAATAGGGATTGACACCAAAGGACACTCCGAGTTTGAAGGTTGGGGAACCGCCCTAAAACCCGCCTGTGAGTTCTTCACTCTTGCACGCAAACCTATATCAGAATCCAACAT